GGCGTTAATGCCCAAGGCGTTGCAGTTTGGTGTGTCCGTCAATATGGGCGACGTATCTGGATGCTCAATCATCACCATGGCTAGAAACCAATTGGTGCATGAGTTCCTGAAATCCGACGCTACAGAGCTGCTGTTTATTGATTCTGATGTTATTGCTACGGCAGATGACATCTTGCGTTTAATGGCGCAAAGTGGGGGCAAAGACATTACCGCTGGTATGTACCCACGCAGATCCAAAGATAGAAACTTCTTTGCTGATTTGTATTTTGACGAAAACGAAGACCTGGAATTTGATGGTTCACTGATGCGTTTAAAACGTGTTGGAACGGGTTTTATGTTGATCCAGCGCCACGTCCTAGAAACTATGGTTACGGCTCATCCTGAGTGGTTCTATAACTTCAAGGGCGAGCAGGTTTGTGGTGTGTTTGATTTCAAGATTATTGACGACCATTACCTGGGTGAAGACTATTTATTCTGTGACCGCGCCCGTGAGCATGGTTTCAAAATCCATGCTGACGTCGACATTAGTTTGCCGCACGTTGGAACCGAAACATTTGAAAACAACTTCCGCGAAGAGGTTGTGATTCCTTTGCTTGATGCAATCCGCAAAACCAAACTGAAGGTAGCTAATGGCTAAATCACCAGCATGGCAGAGGAAAGAAGGAAAGAATCCGAATGGTGGCCTGAACGCCAAGGGACGCGCCTCCGCGAAAAAGCAAGGCATGAATTTGAAACCTCCCCAGCCAGAAGGCGGCCCACGCAAGGATTCCTTTTGTGCCCGGATGGAAGGCATGAAGAAGAAAAATACCAGCGCCAAAACAGCCAAAGATCCAGACTCACGCATAAACAAATCACTTAGGGCATGGAAATGCTAGACGCACAAATGCTATGGTCAGCTGCGCTATCAGTCCTACTGGGGGTTGGTGGCTTTATTGTGCGTGAAAAGCTGGCTGAAGTGAAAGAAGTGGCGTCAGAGCTACGCCGAGTTGAGCGGTTGCTCAACATTACACGAGAGGAGAATCATCGTGATTTCATTACTAAAGCAGAAGTGCAGCGCATTTCTGACCATATTGACCAGCGCTTTAACAGACTGGAAGAAAAGATTGACCAGCTTATTCGGCAAAAGGGATAATGATGCCAAGTAAAAGCAAAGCTCAACACAATTTCATGGAAGCGATTGCACATTCGCCATCGTTCGCCAAGAAAGCAGGCGTCCCGCAATCCGTGGGCAAAGACTTTTCCGCGGCCGACAAGGGTCGTAAATTTTCCAAGGGTGGCGAAATGAAACATGAAGATGTAAAGATGGACAAAGCCATGATGCAAAAGGCCGTGAACAAACACGAAGCCCGCTTGCACAAAGGTCAGCCCAAAACCAAATTAGCCGCTGGCGGCTATACCCGCGCTGCTGATGGTATTGCTCAGAAGGGCAAAACCAAAGGCACTATGATTAAAATGAACATGGGCGGCATGCCCTGCTAAGGACTTAATATGCCAATGACACCAGAAGCTGCAAAGCAATACAAGCCACGTCGCGCCCCAGGCTCTTTAGACGATGTGATTTATCCAGAAACACGCGCCAAAATGGATGAAGCCAAGCTGGACGTAGAAGACGCCAAAACTCGCGCCAAGATTAAATCTATGGGCTACGCTGGGGGCGGTAAAGTTTCATCTGCTTCTAAGCGCGCTGACGGCATTGCTCAAAAGGGTAAAACCAAGGGCACCATGATCGCCATGTGTGGCGGCGGGATGTACAAAAAATGATGGCCAGCCGGGGGATGGGAGCCATCTCTCCCAGCAAAATGCCATCAGGTGTACGCAAGTCGCGTAGGGATGACACCGATTTCACGCAATATGCGGAAGGCGGTAAGGTAGGCTGCAAGTGCCACGAAATGGCGGAAGGCGGCCTATACGATAATATCAACGCTAAGCGTAAACGTATCGCAGCTGGTTCTGGTGAGCGGATGCGCAAGCCTGGAGCTAAAGGTGCGCCGACAGCTCAAGCTTTTATTAATTCAGCAAAGACTGCTAAAAAATGACCACTACCGGCACCACGCTCTTTAACATGGACTTCACGGAAATCGCTGAAGAGGCGTGGGAGCGCGCGGGCCGGGAGATGCGTTCAGGTTATGACTTGCGTACAGCTCGTCGTTCCATGAACCTGATGACCATTGAGTGGCAGTCCAAGGGAATTAACATGTGGACAATGGAGCAGGGCATCATTAATTTGACGCCCGGCTTGGCAACATATGCGCTGCCTACAGATACGATTGATTTGTTAGAGCATGTCATTCGTACTGGCTCTAATACGGCATCGACCCAGGCAGACCTGACTATTTCACGTATCAGCGTTTCTACATATGCCACTATTCCAAACAAGCTTCAGCAAGCTCGCCCAATTCAAGTCTGGATTCAGCGCCTCTCTGGGGAAACTAATCCGACGAATGCGGTCTTGGACGGAGCCATCACTTCCACGGACACCACGATCACGCTTAGCTCGGTGGTTGGATTAGCCAACGCTGGTTTCATTCGCTTGGATAGCGAAGACATTTATTACACATACGTCACTGGCAACACCCTGGGTGGCGTGTTCCGCGGACAGAACAATACCACTGCCGCATCGCATATCGATGGCACGGCCGTGTATGTACCGCAACTTCCAGCTGTAACTTTGTGGCCAACACCTGACAATAGCACCAGCTATCAATTTGTGTATTGGCGTTTACGTCGCGTCCAGGATGCTGGCGCCGGTATTGAAACGGCCGATATGAATTTCCGTTTCTTGCCCGCATTGGTTTCTGGATTGGCTTACCACATTGCTGTAAAAACGCCTGAGCTAATGCCTCGCATTGAAATGCTTAAGCAGATGTACAACGAAACGTTTGAGATTGCTGCTGGCGAAGATCGCGAGAAGGCAGCGGTTCGCTTTGTGCCGCGTCAAATGTTTATTGGTAGCGGTGGCGGTTACTAATGGGAAATCGTTTTGCATCAGGCAAAATAGCGATTGCGGAATGCGATCGCTGTGGCCAGCAATTTAAATTAAAGCAGCTTAAAACAGAAATTATTAAGCAGCGCAAATATGAATTGCTTGTTTGCCCTGAGTGCTGGGACCCTGATCAGCCACAGCTTATGCTGGGCACATTCCCGGTAGATGATCCCCAGGCTTTGCGCAATCCGCGTCGAGACACAACGTATGTTACTTCTGGTATCAACGTTAATGGCTTCCCTTCTGGTGGTTCGAGGGATATTCAATGGGGCTGGAATCCAGTTGGTGGATCCAGGTTATTTGACAACTTACTAACGCCAAATAACTTGGCATTAGGCGTACAAATTGGTACAGTAACGATACAGATAGGAGCTTAAAATGGCATACACACGATCAGCAGACGGCATTGCAAAAAAAGGTAAAACCGTTGGTAAAAACCTTGGTGACAGCGGCCCAACAGCCAAAGAAACTATGGGTGGTAAAAAGACCAAAGGCGTAACTGGCGAAGCCATGCGCAAAGTGGGCCGTAACATGGCTCGCGCTAACAACCAAAAGTGAGGCAATCATGGCTACATTTAGCAAAAAGATGATGGGCAAAGAAGTTGGCGATGCCAAAGTCTATGCCAAGCCACACACCATGTCCGGCAAAGAGGTCAAAGCTTCTACCAATCCAGGTAAAGAGCCAAACCGCAGCAAGCTGGATACATACGATGTTAGTGTTGGCGCTATTAGCAAATCTGCGGGCGATGAGCCAACAAAGACTAGCGGCATCAAGATCCGTGGTACTGGCGCAGCTACCAAAGGCACAATGGCCCGAGGCCCAATGGCATGACATACGATGAGCTTGTCGTTGCGGTAAGCGATTACTGCGAAAACTCTTTTCCAACTACTGACATGGATACGTTTATCCGTCAGGCGGAGCAGCGCATCTACAACACGGTGCAGATTGCCAACTTGCGAAAGAACGTGACAGGCTCATTGACTTCTGGGAACAAGTATTTAGCTTGCCCCTCAGATTTCTTGTCAACATACAGCTTGGCTTTGTATCCATACCTTAGCACTACAGCGACTGGTACATCTGGTGCTTACACAATTGTGGTGGCTAGTGCTACTGGTTTGGCCAAAGGTCAGGCAGTAAGCGGTACAAACATTGGTTCTGGCGCTTTGATTCGTAGCGTGGCTGGCACGACTATTACATTGACTGCGGCTAACACTGGCACGGTTAACGGTGCAGTAATCTTCCAAGGCGACTATCTGTACTTGCTAAACAAAGATGTGAACTTCATCCGTGAAGCATATCCAAACTCATCAGCACAGTCAGAGCCAAAGCATTACGCCATTTTTGGCCCACAGTCTAATGATGTGAATGAGTTGTCATTCATTGTTGGC